ATGCCCCCAGCCATCGCCCTGAGCGAAGATATCCTGATCAATGTCACCCCCTTCGAAACCCGCGTTGCGCTGGTGGAACAAGGGTCGGTACAGGAGCTGCACGTAGAACGCAGCATCCAGCGGGGCCATGTCGGCAATATCTATCTGGGGCGTGTCGTCCGTGTACTGCCGGGCATGCAGAGCGCTTTCATCGATATCGGACTGGAGCGCGCGGCTTTCATCCACATCGCAGACCTGCGCGAGAACCGGGGCGAAAGAAGCCAGGGGCTGACTCCCACCCCGATCGAAAAGCTGCTGTTCGAGGGACAGACCATCATGGTTCAGGTGGTCAAGGATCCCCTGGGCACCAAGGGCGCACGACTTTCCACCCAGATCAGCATGGCGGGCCGGATGCTGGTTTACCTGCCGCACGATCCGCATATCGGCATTTCGCAGAAGATCGACGACGAATCCGAACGCATCCAGCTACGCGAACGCCTGCAAGCCTTGATGCCGGCAGAGGAAAAAGGCGGCTTCATCGTCCGCACGCAGGCCGAAGGCGCCAATGACGAGGAGCTGACGGCCGATCTGGAGTATCTGCGTAAATTGTGGACCAGCGTCCAGGCGGCGGCGCGCACCCAGCCGGCCCCCGCCCTGCTGCACCAGGATCTGACCCTGGCGCAGCGCGTGCTGCGCGACATGGTGGGCCCGAACACCGGAACCATTCTTGTGGATTCCCGCACGACCAGTGCCGCGATGCTGGAATGGGCGCGCATCTATACGCCCTCGGTCGTGGGCCGCATCCAGCACTACAGCGGGGAGCGCCCCCTGTTCGACACCGCCAATGTGGACGATGAGATTGCCCGGGCGCTCTCTCGACGAGTGGACCTGAAGTCGGGCGGCTATCTCATCATCGACCAGACCGAGGCGCTGACCACGGTCGACGTCAATACCGGCGGCTTCGTGGGCGGCCGCAATTTCGACGACACCATCTTCAAGACCAACCTGGAAGCGGCCCAGGCCATTGCGCGCCAGCTGCGGCTGCGCAACCTGGGCGGCATCGTCATCCTGGACTTCATCGACATGGAGGAACAGGAGCACCGCGAAACGGTGTTGGCCGAACTGAAGAAGGCGCTGTCGCGCGACCGCACCCGCATGACGGTCAACGGCTTTACACAACTGGGGCTGGTGGAAATGACGCGCAAGCGCACCCGCGACTCGCTGGCGCATCAGCTATGCGAGCCCTGCCCCATGTGCGAGGCGCGCGGCAACGTGCGTACGCCGCGTACCGTCTGCTATGAAATCCTGCGCGAGATCCTGCGCGAGGCGCGGCAATTCAATCCCAAGGAATTCCGCATCCTCGCCTCGCAAGAGGTGGTTGACCTGTTCCTGGAAGAAGAAAGCCAGCATCTGGCGATGCTGGGCGACTTCGTGGGCAAGCGCATTTCGCTGGAAGTGGAAGGCGCGTACTCTCAAGAGCAGTACGACATAATTCTTGTCTGATGTTCCCGGCTTCTCACTACTTATCGGAATTCCCCTGAAAGCCGCGTAAATCCTCGCGGCTTTCTTTCTGGGCTTCTCACGGGCTATCCTCCCATCTCGCACAAAATGGGTAGCTAGGTGGGTAGCCAGACGCTCCAGCTACCCAAATCGAGAGAGTCATGGCGACAAAGCGCGTGTTACAGGGCCTGCTGGCCGACATCCATATAAAGAACTGGATCCGCGCCGGTGAGCCGGTGGCCAAGTCGGACGGCGGGGGGCTGACCTTCACTCTGTCGAAATCAGGGACGGCTGCCTGGGTACTTCGATACCGGATGCCCGGCCGTCGGGCCGAGGCCACGATCGGGAACTACCCCGACATCAGCCTGGCCGAAGCCCGCAAGGAAGCCAGCCGCCTACGTGCCATGATCGACGCCGGGAAAGACCCGGCCGCCGAAAAGCGGGAAGCCAAGCAGAAAGCCAGGGCCGCCAAGAATATAGGGTGGCTGGTGGATGACTATAAGGAGAAGGTCCTCAAGCACCTGTCAGGCTCCACGAACCGGAGCTACAAACGGCAGCTCGTCCGAATAGAGGAAGAATGGCGATCAAGGCCTGTGGAGGAAATCAGCCACACTGACGTCATCGAGCTGATCAGCAAGACGAAGTCGGGTTACAAAACGCTCAAGTCTGGCTGGCGCGAGACGGAGACCCTCTACATCGTCATCCGGGAGATTTTCAAGCATGCCGCCGGCCAGCGCATCGTGGTGATCAATCCCGGCGTGGGCATCAGCTTAGAGGCAATCATCGGGAAGCGGCCGAAAGCCAAGGTGCGGCTCATGCTCACCGATGACGAAATCACCGAGCTCATGCAAGCCAAGATGAACCGCCAGAATCAGCTGAGCGTATGGATCATTGCCGCGACCTGCGTGCGCGTATCCGAGTTCACCAACGCCCAGCGACAGCACATCAGCACGGACGAACTGACTATCAAGCGCCTCGGCGCCGGCTTGTGGCACGTGCCGGAATCGAAAACCGGCTCTGCCATGGACATCCCGCTGGCGCCGCCGGTGGTCGAATGGTTCCGCGAACTGGATAGCCTGGCGCTGGATTCCCGGTACATCGTGCCGGCGCGGTCGGTGGCAAGGCTCAAAAAGCACGGCGGGGATGCGCCCATTCAGAAAGACGGGGTGTGGGGAGCCATCATCTACTGGATCCAGAACTACCAGCCCAACGTCCGGCGCTTCACCCCGCACGATCTGCGCTCCACCGCGAAATCGCACATGCGCTCCCTCGGCGTGGGCCGCGATATCTCCGAGATGTGCCTGAACCACAAGCTCAAGAGCGTGGAGGGCATTTACGACCAGTACAGCTACTGGAAGGAGCGGCGCGAGGCGTTGGCCCTCTGGGCTGACCATTTGGTGAAATGCCAGGGCGTCGACGGCGGCGCGCTCGGCCAGGCGAGGGATGCTCACGCGAGGCTGCGCTCCCTCGGGTAGGCGGCCCTATACTGTCCCTTCCCACGGGAGGCCCCATGTGCAGCCACTACACCGCGCTCAAGAAGCAGGAACAGCTGGAGAAGTACTTCCGGGCCCGCGGCATTCCTCTACCGCCCAAGTCGGATATGTGGCCGCGCTACCAGGGACCGTTCGTGCGGCGCCCGCCCGAGCATGACGCGGGCGATGAGGCAGTGCCCGAGCGCGAGGCGGTCGTGGGCCGCTGGGGCCTGATCAGCGCCATGACCAAGGCGGATGGCCTGGACAAGGCCGGCAAGCTGTCCACCTTCAACGCTCGCAGCGAGACGGCGGCCAAGTCGTTCACGTTCGGCAACGCCTGGCGCCGCGGCCAGCACTGCATCATCCCGGCCGACGCGATATTCGAGCCCGACTGGCGGTCGGGCGCCGCGGTGGCTACCCGGTTCACCCGAGCGGACGGCGCGCCGCTGGGCATCGCCGGTTTGTGGGATCGCTACCGAGACGCCGCCGGCCAGTGGCAGGAGAGCTACACCATGCTCACCATCAACGCCGACCAGGACCCGCTGTTCCAGAACTACCACCAGGCGGGCAAGGAAAAGCGCATGGTGGTGATCCTGCCGGAAGGCGCCTACCAGGACTGGCTCACCGCGCCGGTGGCCGAGACCCGCGATTTCCTGGTCCCCTACCCGGCCGACCGGCTAGTGGCCTCGCCCATGGGGACGGGAAAGCCCGATAGCTGACCCCGATTGCCGACGGAATATACTGTTAATTCGTACAGTATTTTCCGCCATGCCGTTCAAAGACCCGCTCACCTTCGCCGACCTCCGGGCCATCCGGGAGCGTCAGCCCTGGAATCCCGACGTGCTCACCCTGCTATGGGAGGTGAAGCGCCTGCGCGCGGCCATGCTGCGCCTGCACCAGGTGTCCTTTGAACTGAAGCGACCCGCTGGCCTGACGGGCGACATCTACGACGACCTGCTGGCGGGCCTGGCCAGGGAGCCCTGTGTGCTGGAACGCGACCAGATGACGTCCGAGCTGCTGGAATATCCGCGCAAGCTGCGCAAAGGGATGGCGCCGCGCTAGCATTCCTAGTACCGACACACTATTGCATTTCTATCCTGAAGGATTACATACTGCACGTCCGATCATCTACTTTTGGAGGAGTGCCGAAATGCATGAAGACGTCCGAAAGCAGGGAGCGCTGGCCGCCCGCCAAGGCTTGACTCTGTGGGATTGCCCTTACCTTAAAGCCCACGCAATGCCAGGGCATACGGGCGAGTCGCCTGCAGCATGGCAGGCCAAAGTGGACGCCTGGGAAGACGGATGGATGCGTGAAAGGAACATTACCAGGCCCCCGCCAAGGCGTGCCCGGCCCAATCATGCACACTACGTTTGAAGTTTAGGAAGCGCCCCGAAAGTAGGGGCACTTTCCATTTGGAGTTGGTGTTCAACAGCAGGGATTGCTACTCGCATGCCCATGTGACCGATGTCTCCAGCCGTAGGTAACTGGTACAGGTAGATTGCCACGGGAATGCGCGCCTGCTGGCGCGATTACCCGAATGCGGGCGCCGCTAACTGGGAGAGCCTTATGGCCGTAGGGAAGCGACTAGCAGACGTTATCGTCAAGCTACCAGACCGGTCCACCTGTCGAATACAACGCCGATTGGTCATCAACCGTGGGGCGACGGCCTCGCCGACACCCGAATATCACTGCTCTTTACCGACGGGCGAGCCCGTCCTCTGGCTAAAGGAAGGGAGATACCGCCTTCCAGATGGATCAATCGCGGTGGCCGTAGCACATCGGCCACCCGCCCCCTAGTCTTTCGCATCGCCGTCCCGCGTCGCGGGCACCTCTTTCCCCATTCAAAGCATTCACCCGCAGCCTGGGCAAGGGGATGGCGCTGCGGTAGACGTTGGCGTTCATTGGCCCCATGAGCCCTTGGTCTCGAGATGTTTCTCAACTATTCTGCATCTCCTTGGGAAGGAGATGAAAATGAAAGTGTTGCGCGCCCTCAAAGCTAGCGAAACTTGGTTTGCCTTGGGTGAACGACTCTACACTTGGGGTCCCGTCACCGCTGCAATCCTGACAACAGGCTGGGCGTCATTTGTTACAGGGAAGATGACGCCATGGATAAATGCTATAGGCCCAGTAGCTCTTGTAGGTTGCACGCTACTCGGAATGATGCTCGCCGCACTTTCTTACCTTTGGTGGGCCATGGCCCGGCTTCGACATGCGCGCGCAGCCGTAGCATTCCGGGCTGCCAAAGCAGAAGAAGTATTGATTAACCCTCTCGAAAACCGATTCATTAGCCGCCGTATAAAGCTAGATGCGTTTCTTCCACCGGTTCCCGAGCGAGTGACTGGCAAGACCTTTTCTGACTGCGATCTGATGGGCCCCATTGTCCTAGCTGTGCTCGATGGGACGACTATCGCCCACTCCTCTTTTAAAAATTGCGATTTCGTGCTCGCACGCCGTGGATGCACTCCTCACAATGCGCTCGCATTCGGGGAGATGTTCTTTACACAGTGCCGGTTTATCAACATAACTTTTTTGGTGGCTCCAGAAATAGCTCATCTTTTCGGCGAAGGCGCCAATTGGATCACCGATCCATTGACGACCAAGACGTCATAGCGTCCGCGCTCGATTAGTCGGCAGGCCAGCCGCTACGAACTATGGGCCTAGCCGTTGAAGGGACTGAACATAGGCTCGTAGACCGTTTACTTGGTCAGCCCATCTCGCAGCATCCTTTCCCAACTGCTCATATCGTTCGACACACGACCCAATAATTCCGATCCAGTCGGGGCCGGCCGCATCAGGTCCGCTGCTGGCTGCGGCAGCTTCGGCGCGCCGCTGGGCAAGCTGGCGCAGCAGCCCGTCAATCCGGCCACGCTGAACGGCAACAGTCTTTTCAGCAGCTTCTCGCGCCAGGACGGCGCCGCGGTGTTTGGCATCAGCACGATCTCTTTCCTCCTGCCATGCCCGCTCGATGGCGGCCTGGCGTTTCTCGATTTCAGCTTGCTTGGCGTCTGCACCGACCTTGTACTGGGCCGCGCCGTACCAGCGCACGCCGACGATCGCGACAGCCAGCACCGCGGCCCCGATCAGGTACGGCAACGCGGTGCGCAGCAGCGGGTTCATGCCCGCCCCTTCCAGTCGCGCGGGATCTGGAAGTGCGGGCCGTCCTTGAACGACTTCCAGTCGCCGCCCCACTCCACCGGCACGCCCAGCTCTGCGGCACACGTCTTGACCACCGCGGCCAGGTCGACGAACGCCTGCCAGTTGTTCCAGGGAATCGCCCCAGCCACCAGCGGCGCCAGGTCGACGGCATGGCCAAGACCATCTGCCTGCGGCAAGTGGTAGCTGGACATGGTCTGGCTGGCACCCCGCGCGACGTACTCGCGCTGCTGCGCGACCGTGCGCACGCCCTCCACGACGGTGAAGTCGACGGGCGTGCGCTGGATGGCCAGCTTCACGATCTCGACCAGGTCGGGATGGACGCCGGCCAGCCGCGTCTGGCTGCGCTGGGATAGTTGAAACGCGCTCATTGATTCGGTCTCCGAATGTGCTTCGCCGTCACCGCGGCGACATAGAATGCGGCGGACGCGGCAAGCATCGCGTCACCCGCGCTCGCCCACCCAGCAACGAAGACGCGGCAGGCCGCGCCCGTAGCGGTGAGGCAAAGTGCCGACAGGCCGATGCGCTCCAGCGTGGTGTCCTTCACCGAGCGGGCGAATACTGCCAGCCCAGCGCCGCCGGCTACGACCAGCCAGCAGACGAACGCCAGCACCGCCCACAGCGTCAGATAGATAGAGCCGTCCATGTCACGCCCCTTTGCCGCGCACGCGGTCGATCACGGCCTGCCACAGCGCGCTGATGGGCGCCGCCTGCACGACCTCCCATGCGCGCGACACGATGGCCATGCCGAACATGCCAGTCAGAAAGCCCGCCAGGCCTTCCGGGATGCCCAGCAGCAGCGACAGATACGGCGAGGCGTAATAGGCCACCAGAGAACCACTGATGGCCATGCTGAGCCGCGCCGGCCAAGACCCCTGCAGGTAGCGCATGGAAATGGCCGCGCCGAGCACGCCGGCGAACTTTGCCGCAAGGGCGTCGAAGTCTTGGATGTTCAATCGCGTCCCCTATAGACGTAAAAAAGCCCCAGTGAAGGGGCACGTTGCGAGTCTGGCTATCGAACGCCGGCTATTTCTGGCTGGCGAGGACGAAAAGGTCATCAAGCTGCGCATCCGTGCCGCCGACTTGCGCCCACATGGCCTGCAGGAATGTGCTGGAGCGCTCGTACACCGGGGAGTTGAATTCGATCTGGGCCTTGCGTTTTTCGACAGGATCTGCGATGCCTTGGATCAGCGCTTCCACATCGGCCAGCTTGCCGACTTCCAGCATGGCCAGATTCGCCTGGCGCCACGACACCGACGCCGGGATGGCCAGCTTTGCGACATGCTCGGCATAGGCCGCCTGCGTCGCCGAGTTATTCCACACCGCCATGATTTCCTCGAAGGTCGGCTGCTCTATGTCGTCAAAGCTCCATTTGGCGACATACGCGTCGTCGATCTGCGCATCCCCGCGCATCGGCATCAAGACGATATATTTCCGGCCATGGTCATACATGGAGATCTGCGGATAGATCCGCTGGATGCAGAAAATCACTTGTTCGTGAGAAATCATTGCTCCCCCTAGATCATCTTCAGAGAAATGCCGCGAAGGTAGACGATCGCGGAATTGTTCACCCGACGCATCCCGATCATCACAAACGGGTTCGGGAAGTCCACCTGGCTCGGTTCGACCAACTGGATAAAGTAGGTCGGGCCGGCCTCAACGATCGCCCCGTCGTGCTGCACAAGGGCGCCTTTCGTCGCCTTCGTGCTGGGGTCGAAGTTCCCGGAATGCCACAACGCGCCCCGATACGCCCCTCCCCCCGCAGCTTGGAACTGGGAGCCGTCCCAGGTCACCGAAATCGGCGTGACGTTTGTGGAGGTAACGTAGCTCCCAGCAGGCTGCTTCGTAGCAAGTTCGGCATCCATCTGGGACTTGACCACCGCGTGATTCGCAGCTGTGGCCGCCTTCACCTCCAGGTTCTTCGGCACTCCTGTCGCATCCAGGATCTTCAGCGCCGTTGGGTCGGCTCGCGATAGCAGGATTTGCGCCGCGTCTGCGCCGCTCACCGCGAGCGAGATGACCGCGTCGCCTACCGTGGTGCTTGCGGTACTCGCGATGATGGCTGCATTCGAAAAGCCGGACTGGTTGTCCTTGTAGACGGAGACCTGGCCATTGATGAGGCCGCCTGTCGTCGGATACGCCCGCTTGAACAAATCAGATTCGATCACCCAGGCCGTGTTCGAATCATTGCGGCGCTTCGAGACCTGATTTACGGTATCAGCCCAGCGGCAGTACGGCCACGCCAGCGCAGCCGGATCGTTCGGCCCCGAAAAATCGGTGGCTATCGTCTGAAGGGCCCGGTTGATCGCGGGAATGGCGACGTTGCCGGGCAACGGCGGCGTGGTGGGAATCTGCGAGTTATCTTGCATGTCAAAACCCCTGTGCAATCCAGTTAATCTTTCGCCCCACCGCCGTGGAGCCGTTAAAAATCATGACGTCGAAGCCCGTCGCGCCGGCCGTCGCGTCCTGCACGACCGCGCGATCGCCGTTTTGACTATCCAGAATGGTGATCTGCAGGTTTGGCCGTGCGTGAAAGGGCTTGGGATACGTGACCCGCATACCCGCGACCGGGACAGAGACAGACTCGGCGCGCTGCAAAAGATCAGGCACGTCTATCGTCCAAACGAAATGCCTGACGAACGGCAAGATACGCGCGTTCGAAGTGGCGAAGTACAACCGAACATCGAAGTAGCGCGCGTTGATCAGTCCTGGAACGAAGTCCACCCACTCCGACCACTGCCCTGCCACCTGAGCACTTCGAATCTGCGGGCGAACAGTGATGGCCTGCCGGGCTGAGCCATTGAGCAGGTCTTCCGCCGCCAGCCAGTCCGGGATCGTCAGTAGGTCATCATCTTGGCTGATGGCCAGATAATCGATGCTGAAATCAAGGCGGACAGGCGTCACGTACCCGATGTCGACTTGGTCCGACACGGCATTCGTGTAGATTCCATCTGACGCCACCCCGCCAAGCCACAGCAGATCCGACTCGGCGAACAGGTCCGGGCTCGCCAGCACATCGCCCAGCGCAGCGAGCGTCAGTTGGTTCTCGTACACCACCGCGCCACCGGATACCGTGCCGGTCCAGTCAGGAGCTTCGTCTTGCGTCAGCAGGACATTCCTGACCAGCACCGCGCCGGAAACAGTTATGCCGGCCGCAGGCCCGTAAACGACCTGGCCATTTGACAGCCTGAATCTGGCCGCCACCCAGTAGCTGCCATTGCCCACCGCCAGCATCTCTTGTGCGCGCGTTGAGCCAACGATCCGGGAATTCGACCAGGAATCGCCAATCCTGACCTCGTAGTCCGGATCACGAACGTCGGATACCTTGCGCCAGCTGAGCACCGTAAGCCCGTCACGGAACACCGTTGTCAAACCCTCCACGGGCGGAAGCGGCGCATTCAGCCCTTGGACGACGTAGGTAGTCTCGCGCGGTGTCCCCGTCCCTGTTGGGCCGTTCGGCGTCACCGTGGCGGTGATCACGTCGCCCGTCCGAACCAACAGATCCGTCGAGCGCCCCTCGATGTTCTGCGCCAGGCGCTGAACTCCGTTCACGAAAACCACAGCCAGAACGGGCATTTCTCGCGACAGCGCCCAGGTAAGCGTCACGCGAATCTGATCGCTGCTGGCATTGACGATGGCCTCCGTCGCGCTGATCGAGAACACCACCCCTACCAGCAGCGCCCCGTCTCTCGGCGGCGTATAGGCATATGGGTTGTCCTCGCAGGCGTAATACTCCGGGTCGTCATCAACGGCCTCGAATCGCAGTCCGTCGCCCGCCGGCGATACACCGGACACCTTGAATCGACGTCCCGGCGTCGCGATCGGATCGAACTGCCACGCCCAGTCGAACGGTGCGCACTCTTCAAAGCCGGCCGCGCCCGGCATCGGGAAACCATCCAGCGGCGAAATGATCGTTAGCTCATCAACATCACCCACAGTGGACACGACGGTTACAGTCTTCATGTTCCCGTCCGGATCGCGAAGCATCGCAATGCCGTTGCCGTCGCTGGGCACCTTGTTCTGCAGCTTTATCGTGGTGCCGCCACTACCGGGCATCATGCGACCCGAGTATCCCCACACCGTCAAATCGTGCGAGAACGACACCACGTCGCCACGGGTGCACACCATGCCCTCGATATCGGTTTCCCAGGATATCTGCCGCCGCCGCCACACCTGGCTTGCCGCCAGAAGGTTTGCTTCCCGTCCGGCCATGTCAGCGTAGACACAGCCGTCCAGGTCGAGCTGCAAGGGATTGTTCGTGGCAACCACGCCAGGCACCTTGGCGCGCACCTCGTCCATCACCCAGCCCGAGTCCTTATTAATGAAGTTCGCAACAATCTCGTCAACGGTGCCTTCGTTGATGTATGCCACCTTGAAGGACCCGGCGCGGACATTGAACGGGCCGAACATCGCAGTGACGGGGGTGTCCGCCGCGTCCCATATGACACCAAGCTTCCCAGTCTGGTAGGTCATCGAGGCACGCCCGGCGCGCGCGATCATCTGAAGCACAGACGCCGTGCTCATCTTGCGGTCCAGCACGTAGTCAAACGTGAGCCTATTGGTGTGGCACCACAAACCCCAGGCCTTGATGGCCTCGATGTCGATCTGGGCATCGCTCATGCCACCGCCGTAGATTCGATGCCCATCCGTGTCCAACTTCCCGCGAGCGAACCACAGGAACCACCACGCGGGGTTGCTCGTGGGGGCCCACTGCCAGTCGGAACCGGTCCAGATCGAGCACCACGCGGTTGCAATGGCACTGAACTCGTCAACCGCTCCGTTGAGCTGTGCCGAAGCCTGGATGCGCAAGGCCACACGCAGCTGGCCGGAGTAATCCGCCGTGTCGGTCTGATAGCACAGTATCTGGCTGATCGCCGTCTGGTTCGATTCTCGGCTGCTCTGTATGTCCGCGGTCACCTTCCAGGCGCGCACCTCGTACATGCCAACAGGTACATCCCAAGAAATCGTCTTCCGCGTCGGCTCTTGCCTGCCCCCAGTGACGCGCACACCAGGGGTCGTGCTGTAGCCGAGCAATGGATCAGGCGCGATTCCGGCCCAGGGCTGCCCGACCTGGAAAGGGTGTGGCTTCCAACGCCAAACGCCCATCACCGGAGGTACAACGGTCACGCCCGCGTCGCCACCGCCGAAGCTGTAGCCAGGCTTGATGACAAATGTTTCACCGTCCGTATGGTCTGCGGAATTGGTCGATCCGAACCCGATCTGCTGCTCCCGCGTGTATGCCTCACCGGCTTCGCCGCCGCCTGTTCCGGACACGATCTGCATCTTCGCCCAATAGTGGGTCGCGTAGCTCGCATCATTGAGCAGCCCAATATCTACCCACGCGCCACCGACCGGACGGTACTGCAGCCGAAGTTCAACAGTCCGCGACTCCATGGAGCCAGAATCGTTCACGTAGAACAACTGGGACGCCACCTCGACGGAAATGTGCGTGACATCTTTCGGGGTCGTGCGGGTATTGATCACGCCAGTCAGCAGCGTGAATCCCTGCAACGTATCGACGTTGCCGGGAAACATGGTCAAGCCCCCGGTGTTGGGGTCAGAAGACTGCATCTGAACCCCTTGGAAACTCAGGACTGGCGTCTCGCCAATCTTGTAATCGTTCAAAGAGACAGAGTTCAGCTGCAAACCAAAATGGAAGATCTGATTCAGGAACTGCGTGTCGCCGACATACTGGGAGTAGGGCTTAGCGCCAATGTCTGCAACTACCTTGTGTTCCCCAAACACAATTGCCATCGGCTCCCAAGGGCGCGGGCGATTGCGTCCTCCCTGGATGGAGTAAGTCGGGCTGCTCTCGTATTTCTGACCCGTACCCAACTTCGCGGCGGTAGGCGACGGCACGGGGAGTAGAGTGTTGACCAGCAGCGAGCCGCCGAGCATCACACCAGCGGACAGAAGTGCCCCTCCGGCTGGTCCAAGGCCCCAGGCTGCTGGAGCCAGGTACGGAGCAAAAATCGACACAACCACCACTGCAATCATTGCAACGGTGCGCAGTACCTTATTGCCGCCACCGCCGCCCTCGCCTTTGGCGCGAATTACTACCTGATCGCCAGCTCGCGGGATGAGCCGCCGCCACAGATCAATGGAAACCGGCCGCCCGTTGTGCCAGACATTGACCACGCGCGACGGCAGCGCAACACCCAGACGCTCACAGTACCGCCCCATCGTTTCACCAGGCAAGAAAGGAGCGCAAAACGCGTCTCGGCCTGCGGATGCAACAAAGGGGTTGCGAACGACCAGCAGAGACGGATCTTCCGACACCGCCTCGGGCTTCTTTTCTACGATTTCCACCGGTAGAACCCTTCAATCTTGTAATCGATCATCGTCATGAAGCGCAGGCGCTGACGGATGACAGCCCCGAACGTCTTGTCAGCGTGCAGTACCCACCACTCGCCGGTTAGCCGACACATGACGCCGATGTGAAAAAGGTCACCGCGCGACAGCAAAAGCACAGGATGGCCTTCGACGGGCTCATCCACTCGCTCGGCAAAGTCGGCTTTCACGCGTGCAATCTGCGCTGCTTGCGCTCGCAGCGTCTCTTCGTGCGAGCCTGGAATGTCGGCACTGATCCCTAGTGTCTCCCGCGCAACCAGTGCCGCAAGCGCTGCGCAGTCGCCGGTTTCCGGCACATAGGGCAGGTTCAGATATTTATCGGACCAATGCATCAGAAAACCCCTGGAGTCGTCGTCGGGTCATACCGCACCGTGACCGCCGACTGCATGAGCGTGTTCTTGAATCCCAAGTCCCCGGACACGCGGTAATTGGTGATCGACAGGCCGGTCAAGTCCATCGTCATGTCAAACTCCAGATTCGACGGATTCGAACGCAGAACCATGATCAGCCGGCATTTCGCCCCAGCGCCGCCCTGGCTGACCTCCAGCCACTGCGTCAGTTCGCGTCCAATGTTGTCGACCTCAAGCCGAGCACCTGAAACCTGACCTGCTTTGTCGTCAGGGATCGACCAATCGAAACGACAGGCGTTGAACAAGTGCCCCTCGACCACGATATCCGCCGTGTCATTCGCGAAACGCGCCGGAACTGCAAGGTCTCTATGCACTATCTCAACCAATTCGATCAACGGCTCATCGGCGCTGGTCGCGTTGATATTGCGTTTTGCCTGGGAGGAAAAATTGCGCGCCATGTCAGCCTACCGTCTCGATTTGAGCGGATGCCCGCCACACTCTCCCGGGACTGGACCACGAGATCTTCCCGGACACGAAGCGGGCCTGCTTCGTCACAGAGTCGAGCGGATCGACCCAGCCAAACCAACCAGTTCCGCCATTCAGATCCGACTTCATCCACAAGTCGAAGGCATTCTTCCGTGCCAAGGTTTCAACATGAACCGTCACGGCCCGCGTAACGATAGGCGTGGTCCACTGTGGCCGTTGCTTTGCGATGCCACCGTCCATGTCGGTACGTAGCACGCCGTAATCAGGCTCTTCGCTGAACCCCTCAAGCAGGATCTTTGCGTAGCTCGGAAATGTCGCCGGCATCTCAGGCCCCCACCACACCACGAACCGCATCCGCCGAACGGCCGTTCTTCCGCATGTCCTCGACCAGAATGCTGATCACCTCTCCACGGATATCCACGCTTCGCTGCACGCCGGATATCCGTTGAGGCGTTCCGTTGTTGATGATCTCGACGCGCGCATTTCCGCCAGTCGCAGCGGGAACAGCACTCCCGGGGCCGACATAGCCGCCGTCGGCATAGCCGCGTAGTCGCGATAGAAATCCCACCCCGAGACGGCGGGTCGAATCTGCGTCGAAAACGTACTCTCCCTTGTGGACTACACCGGCGGGTTCAAGCCTACCTCCCGGCCCTGTGTAGCCCCCGTCATCGAAAAACATCAACCCATCTCCCGCTGCTCCTACTTGCGAGGCCGTGGCTACCGGACCAGATCCGCCGCCACCACCAAACAACCCACTGATCGCGCTCCCAATCAAGCCGCCCACCTGCCCCGATCTACCGAAATCGCCAAACAGAGCCTCGGCAAAGTTTGCGGACGCGGCGTTCGCCAACATCTTGGTGATCATTTTGGTGAAGTCCGAGCCGATGTTGTCAAAGTTGCCGCTGAGTGCACTTTCGAGCGTGGTGCCCATAGAGTCTTGAATGTTGTGAGCCGCCTGCACCGCAAATTCGGACATCCCGCTCGCGGTGTCGCCGAACTTTTCGTCCAGCCTGCCGATCGCATCTTGATACTCACCAGCGGTCAACACACCGTTTTGCAGACCCTCGGTCAGCAGCGTGAGCCGCGCCAGGTATTCGTTGCTCTTCGCGGCATCGGGGTACAGGTCATCAAGCAATTTCGCAAGCGAGCCTGCGCGCTTTTGCGACTCTTCATATGCCTTGGCTTGGTCATTGATAAAGTCCAGCGTCTGCGCTGATGCAAGCGCCTCGTCCTGCTGGGCCTGCGTTTTGAATTTCACCGACCCGATGCGAACCTGCTCAAGCAGCTTTTCGTATTCGGTTTCCTTTCCGATCAATGCAATGCGCTGATTCATTTGGTCAATCAGGCGCTGGCCCTGGTCCACCTTCTCCTTGGCACCCGACCCTTTGCCAGACCCGCCGGAACCGCCAGTGACTCTCAGGGCCGGAAGCGTCGGGATATCGCGACCCGTCTCGCCGGTTCCCTGGTAGGCAGCGAACACGTCCCTTTCCTGCGCATTCGCTTTCCGGTCCGAGAACTCGATGCGGTTCTGAAGCTGACGCCGCTTCGCGGCAATGTCAGTGCCCTGGTTCTGCTCTTGGCCGGCCAGCACGCGCCTCTCAAACGCGTCCAGCTCCTCCAGCTCCTTGCGATACTTCGCCGCGTTCTCCGCATGGCTGTTGAACGGATTCATCAGCCCATAGGTCGCGAGCGCGTCGGTAAAGCTACCGGCGGCGCTCAGACCCGATGCAAAGTCACCGACCAAGGTCACCAGAGACCGCGATACATCCGCAAGCCAACCAACAAAGGTGGCAAAAGCCTGCTTGGCTTCAGGAGATCCGAGAGCATCCGTCAGGTCATTGATGCTCGTCGTCAAGCCATTGACGCTCCCGTCGTCGCCGGTCATCAGGTCATCGATCTGGTTCTGCAGCGCCTTGAGAGCGCCGCCCAGGGTGCCGCGCGCGGCATCTGCCGCCCCGCCGTACGAGGACTCTAGGGCGCTCAGCACGATCGCCTGGGCCTCCGCCACCTTGCCGGCCTTTTCGAGCTGCTCGACCAGCTTCTTCTGGTCTTCCGTGAAACGGAACCCTTGCTTCGAAAGCGAGCTGAGCCCCTGACTGGGGACGTCCAGGGCGCGACCGACCGTTTCTGCAGCCTGCTCAACCTCGACGCCCATCCGAGCGGCCATGTCTATCGTGGCCTGGAGCGCCCGCGGAAACTCTTCGCCAACAACCCCCGTGTACGAAAGTAGACGCGTCTGCGCGCGATTGATGTCGCCCTCGCTGAATACGCCCGCAAGGGCGCCGGCCATTTGGTTCAGCTGCGTCTGGGTCCATCCCGCTGCCTCGCCCGTGGAACGGAGCACGGCCGCCAGTTGCGCCTGCTCGTCCTGCGAGTTGCGCGTTTCGGTGATGAACTTGGAGAAGATGCTCCCCAGGCCCACCCCAAAAAGCGCGCCGCTCAGGACCCCGCCGATGCTCCTGGAGATCGCGTCTGCGGTCTCCTTAGCCTGGCGCTCCATGTCCTTGAACTGCTTCTGCGCCTTCTTCGTCGCCCGGTCCGTATCGGTTTCGAACGACCCGGTGCGCATCAGCAGGTCTACGACAATGCTGCCGGCTGTTGCCATGTCAGGATTCCTTCATTTTGCCCAGGCCAAACGCCCTCAGCGTTACATCGTCGGCGTCTTCTTCTGCCGTCTGGATCGGTCGGGTGAGAAAATCGAGGCGCGACTTCAGCTCGCCGCCGAATGATGTCGCGACCAGCGCGGCAGGACGGTGAAACCGGTGCAAGTCGTCAAACGGTTGCTGCACATAGAAATGCCGCCACCGATCAAATTCCACCTGCGTCATAGCCGCCTTGAGTTCGGACACGGTCCGCCCGCCCAGCGCGAGGGCAAGCACGTGCCAGAACCACTCGTCCTCGCCGACCCTCAGACTTTTTTTTCAGCCGCCTCCGAGCGCGGCTCGTTCAGCTCTCTGACGGCCGTATAAAACGCGGCCAGCACGGCCGGCTTGAGACGGCAGGCGCTGGCCACCGACAGGACAGGATCGCCTTCCTCATCGCATAGGCTCGCCGCGACCAAGTGAGGGATTGCGGTCTCCCGAACATCCGGGCTTCGAGACGCCGCAGCCGCGAGATGCGCGGAGTAAACGGCGCCCGAATAGCGCCGGAAGTGAAACTCGCGTTCTTTGCCGTCGCCGAGCTTCACCGACCGGCGAATCACCTCCGGCGACACGAACAGGTCTTCATCCAGGTCGCCCATTTTCACGCCGCCTTGTAGAAGGGACGGACCTTGCCGGAACGCTGCAAGATCATCGTTCCCTTGACGATGTCGTTGTTGGCCACGTCAATATTGACGTCTGCCACATACGCGTCGAACACGAAACCGGACCGCGTGGTCATAGGCAGGAAGTCGCCGTTCGAATTGAAGGTGGGCGCGGCGGTACCGTCGGACAGTCCCATGAGCCACTGCTCCGTCGTGCCGGCGTCCTTCAGATCGAACAGGAGCTGATGACTGGCGTGCTGGGGGTCGTAATTGAACGGGACGGTCACCTGGCCAGGGTTGCCCAGGCCTGCCACGAACTGCCGGTCGTCGATGTCGTCCAAGCAGGTGGAGTCGATCTGATCTCGCGGACCTCCCAGACCTTGGATGCCGGTCGGGCACTTCATCTTGAGCGCAGTCTGGCCGCTCGAATTCGGGCGCCGCAGAAAAAGGTGTGTGCCTTGGCTTTTGATTCCCATGGATAACTCCAAAAAAAAATAGCCCGCAAGTGCGGGCCTTCAGGTTCTCGGTACCGGCTACTGCCGGCTGTGGATGAAATCGGCGCGAAGGCTGATCCGAAAAAGCTTGGTGCTCTGCTCTCGCGCCTCGAAGATCAGAGCATTGACGACACCGGCGTCATCCAAGGCGTCGCGCACGGCGCGCGCTAGCTCTCTGGACTGCGCCTCGATCGTCGTGTACACGTCGATCTGGACCTCGTCTCGGTCGTCTTCAGGCGCGCCCGAGAGCTGCACATACGGATCATCGGCCACCGTCTGCCAGACCACGTAGGGCGCCAGCTGATCAGCCGGGGCAATTCCACTACCCCAGATCCCGGACGTCCCAACGATCGCCAAGACCGCAGGCGTCGACAACACCTCTTCAACAGGAGCAAACATCAGCGCCCTCCGCCATTTTTCGCAATACGCTTTACCGTGCTGTCGATCCGCTTCAGCAGGTCTGTCCGGATGGTCTCTATTACTGCGGCCCCGTGCTGCGCGACCGCCGGCCGCAACCACGGGGTGGCCTGCTGCTGGCTCGAGCCCCACTCTAGGAGCTGCGCGCTCTTTCGCACGGTGGCCACCTTGCCGTCGCGTTCCGGGTTGCGACCGGGATACGCTTTGCGCTTTACCCGCACCAAGTACCGCTCGCCTTTTCCGCCCGAGGGCGGCTTTCCGCGCGACGCGATCAGGTTTTTTTCGAGCAGTCCCGTGGACTGACCACCATCGCGCGAGATCACTTCCCGCAGGTTCGCCTCGGCAGCATCCCGCAACTGGCGGGCACCGCGCCGAAGAGCATTCTTCACCGGCCCGCCCTTTTTTGAAACGACCTCCGGCGGCAGCGCCTTCAACGTGGCAAGGACGTCGTCCAGGCCCTTAAGAGTCATCTCCATCTTCATCGAGGCTGCTCCCTGTCGTTGACGACCCTTCGACACGGTCGCCGTCCAGATCCGTCATAGGTTCGGCATCGCCGTCTTCGTCGAGCGCCTCTAGCAGCACCAAGAACTGTTTGGTGAGCGTATCCATTTGCGCCTGGAGCGACGTGATAGCGGCCTCGATACGGTTCAGCTGGTTTTGCTTCAAGATTCAGACCCCTCTTCCCTTGTCTGCAACCGCCCGGAAGCGCCATTCCTGGCGCGCCGTTCGGTCGGTCTCGACTGATTCAATACGGTATGCCCGGCCGTTCCAGACGATGCGGCAACGCCCAAGACGCTCGTCCGATATCGGAAACCAACGAATCGCCACCCGCGCGACGCCGGACTCCTGCGGCGCACCAGAGGCGATCACCTCGCGGCCGGGTCCCGTGAGCACCTCGGCCGGGACAGCGTCAAAGACCGTGTCCGAATCGAGCGCGAGCACCTGCCACGTCTCAACGCGTCCATCGGACCCGTTGACCGTGCTCAGCTCCTCGATGGCAACACGATGCCGCAAGCGATAGGCCAGCATTCAGACCCCCATTCCGAGCCGGCGCGGGCTCAGCTTGACTTCGGCGGCAGCGCGCAGCTTCGGCACGTCGTCGGGTGGCGCCTGATATACAGCCTGCATCAGGAGCATGACTCCCAGGACGACATCACCCGGGACCGCCGACTCCGAGCTGGGCGGGCTACTGGAATCGCCCTCCGCATCCCAAGGACCTCGCAAGTCGGGACGGTTCATGTACCCTGCCGCCTCGGCTTCCGCGCCATCCAGCAGCACCTGCAACTTCACATCGTCAAAGCCATGCGTGACGTCCAAGAGCGCCTTCGCAGTCTCAAGATCAATGACGCTCATAAGAGATCCAGGTGTTGTGGACGTGGACGATCTGCGCGCCGGAGGCGCACAGTTCGTTCAAGGTTTCGGTCACTTGCACTTCCTGCCGGCAGTTGTCGTCGTGAAAAGCGATGATGCCGCCTGGCCGGACAAGGGCGCGCGCCAGTCGGTAATCGTTCATCACGCCTTCGCGCGAGTGATCCGCGTCTATGAAAATTGCGTCCGCTCTCGGCAAGTCCGCGACTGCCAGGTCAAAGCTGCCTCGCTCGCGAAGCACCAGCTCGAACCGGGGATCGTCCTTTACCAGGCCCCCCGGCAGTTTCGGCACCTCATTGCGCTGCACAGGCATCAGCGTTTGATACCCGGGCAGGACGTCGACGCCGACGTACCGGCTCACCGTCGGCAGGTTGCGCAGCACCGCGACCGGCGTCCGACCGGCGTTGACTCCGAACTCGATCACCACCCTGGGCGACACGGACTCAAACAGGTGCAGGAGCACGGCCAGCTCGCCCGGATTGAAGTACTCGACCGGTAGGCCGGCGACGTCATACTGCCGCGGCGAGAGCCGCTCAGACGGGCGAAGTCGTGCAGTGCTCATTCAAAAACTCCCTCATGCGCTCGCGCGCGATATCCAGATCCATCCGCTTATCGCAGTTGTGAACGTGGCTGAAACATTGGCAGGGCCGAACAGGGTCCAGGCCCAAAAATGGCGAGAATGCGGCCCCCGCCGAAAACGAGGCCGACGACTCGTAGCCCCCAAAGACCGAAACCACCGGCACGCCCACCGCCTGGGCCAGAATCACGGCGAAGCCTGGAGCGGTGTAGACTGCCGCCGCCAAGCTGAACAGGCCTGCCATCACCTCGACGTCCAGCTCGCCGGCGTGAAGCGAGACATCGGCCGGCAGCGCGTCCCCGGACAACCATTCCTTACCAGGCTCCAGGTCTGCCAGGCTCACCACGAAGAAGCGTTCGCGGATGGCTTCGAACAGGTCCCGGTAAACGCTGGCGTCCGGGTTCCGGTTACGGCACCCACCCCATTCTTTGCGCTCGACCAGGGGCCGCACGATCAGAATGGGACGATCAGGCCCCCACTTTCTCACCAGCGCCTCGGCCCGTTCGATCCATTCGCGCTTCACCGGCAGTCGGAAATCGCCCGGTTCGACGGCGCACTGAGCTGCCATTGCCGCCAGCACCGACCCATGCTTGCGAACCGCTTCCGGTGGATACCTGACTTCCAAAGACCTGGCACCCGCGGGCACCGGCGTTGCGCAGTACCGCGAGGCCTCACGCTGCACATTCTTCGCCTGCGTCCTCAGGCGCGATCCCTTGCCGACCATCTTCAGGCCGTCCAGGTCGTGATACAGGCAGGGCCATGGCGTTTCGAGCCAGACGTCCCATTCCCTGAGCAGCTCTCGCACGATGGCGCGCTGGTGCAGGTTGTCACCCAGGCCGTGCATGCCGTTGACGAGCAGCGGCGGCTTGCTGGCCTCGCTTTCCGCGAGGGCATGGCTCAGCCCCTGCCGCGGAAAGCATTCCAGCGCAGTTGCTCGGCTCGCGTTCACCACGCGAACGGCACCCAGCCGGCGCGCCAGATCCGCGAACTGGGCGGGCCACTTGGCGACGCTTCCCGCATTTCCAAGCCCATCGCCGTGATCGGGGTGCCAATGGGCTTGGCCGCCCGTCAGTTGCGCGTCATATCCCATCAGGATCACGCGCTTGGCCCCTCGCATCGCGGAAAGAGCAACCGCTCCAGCCCCAGAGTTCAGCTCCGCCCGAAGCTCCAGGCATCGGGTGACGCCGGGAATTCCGCCGTGCGGGGCGACTTTCTCACCCGTGAACAGCTGCTTCGCTTCGGCGCCGTACACCATCCACCAATCCCGATCCATCGCATACAGGACATCCGCCCAGGGCGCCGCCCTGAACGACGTGTTTGTTACGACAACAGCTCTACCTGCTCCACCTGACCGCCAGAGGCGGACCGCTTCACAGTCGTCCGCCGTGAGACTCGGACCGCTGGCGATGCAGACGACGGTGTGCCAGCGGCCGGCGAAGGGTCCTGATCTTCACCCTCAACTCGGACGAGCGATTTGCGTCGCAGCGCAGCGGCGATCTGCTCCGATACCCAGAAGCTGTCGCCCTTGCGCCTGACAACGTCGTGATCAAACGAATGCAGCGCAATCACTTTCTTCATTGCCGATTTCCTGTATGAGCGGCAGACACCGGCCTGCCGCCCCTTGCCGCTTACGAGTTCGTCAGACCTTGGAAGTCACCCTTGACGAACGCCGAGGGACGATAGACCGTCAAGGCTGCGCGCTCTTCGCACAGAATCGTGGCCATGTTCTTAACGAAATTGTCCCGGTCTTCGAAAGAGATCTGGACGCTGACGTCTTCACGGTCCCAACCCTGCGCGGCCAGGCCGCCACCGAAGGCGCCCACCAGGAAGTCATCCTGATCCATGGCCTGGGTCGGCACGACGTTGCGGCCCCACAGGCCCGGTAGCGTCTGCGCACGCGGGTTCGAGAACAGGTACTCGTTCGTGGTGGTCTTGGTCAACTCGATCGCGGCCCAGTCCAGCGGGCTGAGCACGATGGCGTCGGCGAAGTACTCGGACAACTCGACCTGCAGAAGCGCCAGACGCAGGCGGTCGATACGGGTTTCAGCCTGCACTGTCACGCCCGGGTTCGCGTACGCCGTAGCCTGCGTATAGATCCCGTTCATGTTCAGGCCGGTACCGCTGCCCTTCAGGAGTTGGATTTCCTCCTTCAGCTTCAGGCCGTATCGCAGGCGCCCGTCGATGTAGCTCTGCAGCTGAGGGACGTCGGCCAGAACCTGCTTGGACGCCGGGACCCAGTGAGCGATCGTGACGACAGGCGCCGAGTCGGGTTCGAACGTGATGTTGGACTGCGGCTTCGGGTTCGTCGGGTTTTCGGAGACCGGACCGGCGTTGTTCGTGAAGACCAGTTCGCGCGCATACTCAATGCTGTTGGACTGGGTGCGGCCCCACAACAGCAGGTCGCGAATGGTCAGACGGCGCAGGGCCGGGCCCTGGATGCCAGGCAGGCGGTCGGGGATGACCAGATCGCCGGCCGAGCCCGGACCGCTAGTGATCGCAGCCTGCACCGGCATGCGGAAGGCGCCGCGAGGATTCTTGCAGTATTGGGCGTAGTCTTCCGAGCCGGTCACCTGCTCGCCCATCGACATCACGTCCGCAGGCAGGCCACCGCCGTTCTGGACCTTCGCCAGCATCTGTTCGGCCGTCGCCAGGCGGGCATTCAGTTCACCTTGCTGCGTCAGCAGCTTGTCGACGCTTTCGCGCGTTTCAGCCGACAGATTCTGGTGGGCTTTGATTTCCTTTTCCGCCGCCTCGGCCTGGGCCTTGAGTTGGCTGCCGATCTCCTTGAGACTGGCGTTAATGCTTTCGATATCCTTTTCGGGATTGGACATGATTACCTCGTTTTGAGAATGTTGGTCAGGGATGCCGCGGTGGCGGCCATGGAGCTAAATGCAGCCGAATCGCTCAGGCCGCGCTCGGTGGCATCGCGCACACCGCTGCCAGCCGAATCGCTCAGGCTGGACTTGAATTCGTGGATCAATCGCTGCGCTTCACTGCGCGGCAGGCCCGCAGCGCGAATGGCCGCTTCCATTCGGCGCACGGCGCTCGCGGAGGCCTTCGTGTCACCCTTGCCGACTTGGTCGGAGGCGAGCAGCTCGTCCGCGTACCCTTGATCGACGGCTTGACTGCCGCCGATCCAGGTCTCTCCGTCCATCTGGCTCTGGATGTCCGCGAGGTCCTTGCCGGTGCGCGACACGTAGATGTCAGCCATCGCGGCGTCGAATGGTTCCATCCAGTCGGCAATCTCTCGGAGATCGTGGCGGTTACCAGCAACCATCACCCAGCCGTTGTGCACCATGAAGAACCCGGCGCGAGCAATCTGGATGTTGTCACCAGCCATGGCAATGATGGATGCAGCCGACGCCGCCAAGCCCAGCACCTTCACCGTCACCTCCCCCTTGTGCTCGCGCAGCAGGTTGTAGATGGCCAGGCCTTCGAACATGTCTCCGCCCGGGCTGTTCACATTGACCGTCACGGGGCCCGCACCCAGATTGCGCAAGGCCGCCGCGACTCGCTTCGCGGTGACGCCCTCGCCAGTCCACCAGTCGTAACCGATGACGTCATAGATACTGATGGTCCGCTCGTCGACCTCGTCGTCCGCAGCGGCGCGGATACTGGTGTCCCAGCGCTCGAAGGCGCGTGGAACAACGTTGCTCGTGACGGCCGCGCGAGGCCGGCTCTCCGGCGCGCGCGGAAGGGCTTTGATGCTCATTGTGGAATCCTCAAATGGTGGGATTGGAATCGCCGTCGTCCAGCCAGGCGCGAAGCGCTGCCCGTACCTCCTGACCGGAGGTCACTGTACCGATGGAGTCCAGCGGCGCCATGGCTGCCTGGACGGTCAAGACGTCAGCATTGCCGCCACGCGGCTCACGGTCCTCTAGCTCGCGCACCTCGTCTCGCGTGAAGATCCCGTTGTTGACCATAGCCGCGTAAAAGGACGAGCGAGCTGCGCTATCTGCGCGCAATAGGCCTTCGACGGCGAACTTCGGATAGAACTTTCCCCGGTCAGCAGGCGAAAGCAAATCCTTGACGATGTACTGCTCGATGCGTCGCAGCCACGGAGCGAGGGTGAACGTCAGGAAACCGATCATTTGGCTCTCGATACCGTTCCCCCAGCTTGTAGATTTCTCGGTATGACCGACCATCCATGGCGGAACCCGGAACCAGCGACAGATATCCTCGACCGAGAATCCGCGCGATTCGAGCAGTTGCGCATCGACCGGGTTAATGCCGATCGTGCCCACCTCCATATCCGCTTCGAGAATCGCCGGTCGACCGGCATTTACCGCTCCCGACAGCCGGTTCTCGATGAGCTCGCGAGCGTCGTCGCGCTGCTTCTGATTCAGCACCTTGGGGTACTTAAACCAGGTTGTCGGCATCAGCCCTCGGGTGAAGGTTCCCGACGCCGCGGAGTCCGTGGCCAGCGCGGACCCAAACACGTTGGCGCCATACCGCATCACTGAGACACCGTTCACCCCGTCCAATGACCAACCGGGGATGGTCCAGATGCGACTGGCGGGGATATCCCGCTGGCGCCCGCCTTCGTCCGTGTATCGATAGCGCTTGCTGCCATCGGAAACGCGGGATATCACCAGGCGGCCCGGGTATAGAAACTGCAGCCCTACAAGACGGCCACCGACAATCAGCTTCTCGCAACGAGCGGAGCCACGGAGCAGCATGGCTGCAACGACGGCTTCCCAGTGAACGGATGAAACCGTGTCGCTGTTCGGCTGGACGCCGATGATGAAGTCAAGCGGGTGCTGCGCGGCCGGCCGGCGCCCGGAGGCGGCCTTCTCGTACATGCCAAGCGGCAGCGTAGCGATGGTTTCTGATATCAGCCTGGCGCAAGCCCACACCGCGGACAGCGACAGGACGGTCTGCTCGGTGACGGCCTGGCCGGAGCTCGACGACGATCCGAACCGCGCCCACGCCTCCGCATCCGTCAGGTCGAATGGCCCCCCGAGCCAGTTCAGGACAGCCGCCCGAACACGCCCGATTCTCTTGGTCTTTGGCTTCATCCCACCACCGGATTATTGAGGAATTCAGAAAGATCCGGCGCGCCATCCTCATTCAGCGCGCGGCTCATTGCCTGGGTCATGGAGATGACCCCATCGATCTTGTTCTCGGGCTTTTCCTTGGTCGGATGCTTGAGCCCTGAGAATTTCGAGAGCCGCATCACCACATTGCTGACCATCCAGGCCATTACCGGATTCGCGTCGTGGATCAGATCGCCCGTCAGAACAAGGTTTTCGATCGTCACCAGCGGCAGCGTGAAGCGGGCGGAGGTCTGCGGCATCTCGACCATCAGAAGCCCGTCTTCCTCCTGCAGCTTTACCGCGAAGTACGCCGCGAACTTCGGGTCATAGACCACCTCTCGGAGGTTCAGTTTCCGTGCGAACTCCTTGAGATCGCTGCGGATAAAGTCGAAGTCCGTCGCATTTCCCGGCGTCACAACCAGGTGCCCGGCTTCGGCCCAACCAAAAAAGTGACGGTTCTCAGGCGCGTTGACCTGCTCCTCGTTGAGGTAGAAGCGGTGGAACACAAAATACTGGCCATGCCGTCTCACGACGAGCGTCAGAGCCGCGATGTCGCTCTTCTCGGCCAGGTCCAGACCTGCCCAGCAGTCCTCTCCTTCGAAGTCGCCCAGGCTCAGCCCGTCCCGGCCACATTGACGCCAGGGCTCGGCGCCGATCCAGCGCGACCCACCCCGCACCCATATATTCAGGCGTTTGGTCAAGACGTTCGGCAACTCCTGCGGCTGGCGCTTGGCGCGCTCTACCACCGCCCGCAGCTGCGGCTCGTACACCGAGACACCAAGGTTCGGATTTGCCTTCGCCCATTCGGCCGGATCGTCCCACTTGTCCGGCTCATCCACGGTGTAGATGACTGCCAGAAGCTCGTCATCCTCCAGCACCCCTTCAAGCACCTTTTCCGCGTATTGATGCTGTGAGTACCCGAACGAGGACAGGTCAAAGCCCGCCGTGGTGATCTGCCAGATCATCGGCTGCAAGCGCGCGCCCATCCCCGACTTGATCACGTCGTAGATCTCCCGCGTCGGGTGCGCGTGAACCTCGTCCAGGATCGCCCCGTGGGGATTCAGACCGTCCAGGCTCTTGGCGTCCCGGCCCAAGGGCAGGAAAACATCGGCGCGCCCAGGCCGGGTGTCATACAGTTCATTGAGGCGCACCCCGATGCTGCGCCTTAGCGTCGGCGACGCCTGGACCATCCGCACCGCCTCGGCGTGCGTGATCTTGGCCTGGTCCATCTTGGTCGCCGCGCTGTACACCTCGGCGCCGCCCTCCCCGTCGAACGTGAAGAGGTAGAGGCCGACCCCGGACAGCTTGGTCGACTTGCCGTTCTTGCGCGGGACTTCCTCCCACACCTCGCGGAACCGTCGCGTTCCATCGGTACGCATCCAGCCGAAGGCGAGCGCCACCCAAAACTGCTGCCACGGCGCAAGCTCGAAAGGCTGACCCGCCCATTCCCCCTTCGAGTGCCGCAGAAAGAGGAACGATTCGAGGGCATGTTGCGCGAGCGCCTCGGAGAACCACAGGCCACGCTCGGCGCCCGTCGCCAAGTCGCGGTAGTGCCGCTCCACGGCCAACCTGATCCAGCGACAGACAATAATGTCACCCGCCATCACGCCCCGGCCGTACGCGTCCCAGTCAAACGACCTGACGAGCTCGCGCCGTTTCGACGCGCTCATACCGCCCTCATGCCGGCCGCGATCTTGCGCTGCCGATGCTGCTCCACGGGGTCGTCCTCAAACAGCGAGCCCTGGCCACCGCCAGCGCCGACCGCCGTCGCCTTCTGGAACGACGGGATCGTGAGCGCGGCCTCTGGCAGCCACTGGAGCAACTCCTTCTTCAGCTTGGCCGTGACATAAAACAACTGGTGAGGCTGCACGTAGCCGTTCGTCGTGGTAACCATGTAGTCACCATTGTGTTCGGCCGCGTAGTCGGACAACTGCTTCTCGGCATCAACCCACCGCGTGAACGTGCGGCAGATCACGCTGAGCACGAGCGAGTCGGTCCGGTGAATCAGGCCAACGTCGAAAAGCGCCTGGGTTACGTGCCTCCATACCTTTCGCTCCGAGGCCGATAGCGTGATCGGCGCGGTCGGGATCTCGGCCGGCAGCGCGGGCGGCGCGGACGCACCAATCCCAATACCGCCACCGACATCCGGAACGGGTTTGAGCTGATGCGTCATGGTCCTGAGGAGGTCCCTTTTTGACCCCCCCCTATTGAAAAATCCGGCGCGTGAAAAAAAAGACGGAGCGGCCGGTTTCCGCTTCGCCCCCCTGAACTTTTGACCCACCCCTCCCGCCCGGAGGCCATCGCCTCCCGGACCGGCCATGCCTCTGACGCACGCCAGCGGCCCTCTGGACCGCGCTACGCGCCTGCCCAGCCTATCGACGTCGCGCCCGGAGACGTTCCGCCAAGCTCTTCTCATCGTGGCATTCGTCGCACAGGCCCTGCTCGTTCTCAGGTCCGTCCACCCCGCCTTCGAAGAGCGGCACCACGTGGTCTCGCTGCGTTGCGAGCCGAACCCGGCCGTGCTCAAGGCACTTCACGCAGAGGGGCTCACGGGCGAACAGCTCGGCGCGCATTCGCTGGAGCCTCCGACCGGTGATCCGCTTCGTCGAGCCGCCCCGCTTTTCGCTCCAGCCCGCCGGCCGGTGCCTGTCGCAGTAGCCGGACCCGTCGTAGACGAGTGCGGAGCAACCGGCGTGCTTGCACGGCTTGGGAGCGGCTTGAACCATATGTGAATGCCCTGTCGGGATTACGGCGCGGGCCACGCCGAGGAGTAGTGGCGATGTCGGCGCCAGCCGATCCCGACTACGGTTGCAACAACAGCCCCGAGAGCACAAACAAAAAAGCCCTGGCGACTGGCGCTCAGGGCTCTTAGGTTGCGGGCTCCGCAGGAATGTACCGGATTATGCACCCTCATGTATAAGTTGCAAAAATTCCTCGCTCCTTGATTTCCTCGCCCCTCTGGCGACGCGCATCCAGCCAGGCGCTCACGCGGCGATCGGCATTGCACAGGCGGTTGTGTAGGGTGGCCCGCGTGCAGCCCAATGTGGCGGCGATCTCCTGCATACCTCCCTCCCATCGGTAGGCAGCTTTCACCGCGGTCTTGAGTTCGGCCGGCAACTGGGCGATCGCGCGGTCGATCTCCAACGCACCCGCATCAAACGCAGGATCAGAGTTCCGCCATCCCGCGCGCACGTCTGCGGTCTGATCAACGCGGTTCGGATCATAGGTCCGGGGCATGCCGCCACTGCCTCCGCTCAAGGTCCACATCGCCCAGGCCTCGAATCGCTTATGCACCCAATGAATGCGATCCATCAGCCCACCTTCCTCGTCCGATCGCGGTCGTCAATCGCCTGCAAAATCCGAGCCTTGTAAGCATGGTGCGTCTCTCCCAGACGAGCGGTGTCGATTTGCAGTTGGCGCGCCATGCCGTCCATGCCTGACCAACTGGCCATCCAACCTGGCGCCGCCGCTTGCTGGCCCTGAGATGCCTGCGACGACTTCGGCTGCGGCATCACGATTTCGTCATCCCACCTCGCGCCGTTCAACCACGTTGCCGGATGGGGGATGTGCTCACGTTCGCGGGCCGCCGCATTCCAGTACTCGACATGACGGGGGAGCGCCTCCAATGCGGCCGACTTTTCCTCCGGCTTAAGCTTGGCCCACGCCTTTTCGGCGTCACGCTTGGCCACTCTTCGCGGCCATTTCGCCCAGAACTCGGGGAAACTTGGAGTTTGCTGCGCCGATCGCGCGGAATTCTCTGTAGGAACGAGCTTTAGTACGTTCATGTTGCACCTCTACCTATGACACCTGCTGGCTGTTGAAGGACATTGCTGAATAGGTGGGATCGGTGCGGTGGGCAGAGCTCCCCCTACCCACCGCGCTCAACCGTTTGCATTGCCGAACCGGAGCCGACCGTATGCATCAGGGCCCACAGGCGGATGTACGCCCCTGTGATCGGCCAGACTGTTGGCGTCCGTACAGACACCCCTTCCGCGCTCTAGCCTTTCGCACCCACGCTGCTCCCTGGATTCGGTTTGGAGCCATGTCGGAGGGGTAACCGCGTATTCAGCCTCTTCCCCCCTCCCTGTAAGAACTCAGGGCGGTGCTCTCCCGCTTTGCAGGTGAATGATTTCCCCATGACGCCAAAGCGGCTGGCGGGCAGGGTCCGGCATCCCAAGCGCATTCAGTCGCGAAGGATGGTTGCGAGGAAGCTGCATCAAGTAGGTGAACGGCCTGGATGTGGTCGTGTCGAACACAACCAGGATCTCGTGGTCGGGATAGGCCTTCTCAGCCTCATGAAAGCCGCTTGTGCGCAACAGCTGCTCGCGCGTAAAGCTTCTCCCCTGGCCGAACAGAAACGTCTGCGTAGACGACGAGCGCTGCCATGCATTCGGCGTAGGCGTTCGCCCTACGTCAGGCGTCTCACGTGCGCGTCGGTAAGAGGCTTGGACGGGCGCATGCCCGAACAGGTCGCGTGTCATGCAGCGGCCCCAGCGCGCAAGATGAACCAGGATGGAGCGACGACTGTCGGCTCCGGCGCGGCAGCACCGTAAACCGACACCGGTCTATGCGCGCCCGGTATCCGCACATGCCTTACCACCCGGATGACCCCGGCCGCGGCCAAGCGGCTGCACGTGTACTTTGCGACCATGACGGAAAGCTGTAGCTCCTCAGCTACTTGCCCTGCAGTCAACGGATCGGCAGTCAATAACGTCAGGACTTGGGCCGCAACCGGGCCCAGTGATCCTGCTGGCCGTCCACGCCTGGTGCGCCGCTGGATCATTCCTCGTCTCCCAGCGCCCCGAGGGTCAAACCCTCGTCTCCCGCGCGCCTCACATTTCGGACGAGGCGGAGAAGCATGCGAATCTCGGCGTAGGCCTGAGCTTCAATCTCGCCAGCCTCCAGTCGTGTAATTCGACGGTCTCGAAGCGCTCCGGCCAGCATGCCGGACAGAATCCCGCCTTGTTCTGAAAGCGTGAACCCCTTCTCCATGATCGCTGTGATCTCGCAGGGCCACCGTCCGCCAGGTGGCGGGGCGTCAAGCTCAATGGCCGCCAGCTCGAACTGCGAAGCCAGAGCGGCAATCCAGCCTGTGGCGCGATCCCGCGTCACAACGTGGCGGCGCAAATACTCGGTGATGAGCTCCGCATCTTCAATTGCCAGACGCTCAGCAGGGTCCGACCCGTCTAGCTTCTTGTAGAGGGTCTTGGGCGAAATCTTTCGGTCTCTGAATTCGGCAGCCCAGGCGCAAAAGCCGCTGACCCCGTCAGGGGCCGCGCGAAGCGCGTTGTAGATCGACCCGCGCCAATGCGAATCCGTATAGCGCTTCGTCATAGAAGCCTCCCGAAAATGGGGCGGGATTCTCGTGGATTGCAGGATGCGGCGTGCATACCATGCTCATTCCACTTCACCCCTGAGATCGAGCCATGCCGGAAGCACTTACCGAAACCGAACGCCTTTTGATCCAAGCTCAAGACATAGCCAACCGTCGCCTGCAAGACGCGACCGAGCGAGCGGTGCTCGATATCTTTGATGAGCTGCGCGCCGAGCGCGACCGCATGGCGTGGGCGACCGATGGGCGCGAGAGCACGACGGCTCATTGAATGGGCGCCCCGCTCCTGCGGGCTATGCTTTCGGCTATCACACACGAAACCCTCACGGGAGGAGCAAGGCATGGACTGGAAATTCTTTCTCGGGCTGACCATCCCGGCCGTCGGCGCGGCGTTCGTCTGGCTGACCAAGGTGGCCCGCGAAGACCCGCCGCTATACGCCGAAATCGACGGTGTGCTGTCCAGGTGGATACCCACAGCGTTGTTCGGCGTTGTGTTCCTGATGATCTTCTCGATGGTCACGTGGCACGAGGGCCGCGGGGACGTCGGCTTCATCGGGGGAATCCTGATACTTGGGCTGATTCAACTTCGCAGCGCGTTTCCGTTCTTTCGTCGCGTAGCCGCGCTTCCCCGGCCACATCGCGAAACAGCATCAGCACGAAAAAGCACCACAGGATGAAGGCAAGGTGGCTATCACGCATGGCTCGGTTCCAGGGCCGGAGCGGGTTCGCGCAACCACTCGTGTGCCAGCAGCACGTTCGGAGGTATGCCACGACGCTTCCAATTGCTAACGCGCTGAACGGCCCCCGGTTGGTCCGCGATACCGAGACGTTCGGCAACCTTGGTAGGGCCGCCAAAGGCGTCTATGCGCGCCGCGTCCCGATGAAGTTCTTCCATTTGCATCTCCATTTGGCCTTGATTAAACACCATGTTTAATTGCAAGGTCAACATGGCGTGTATCAACAACACGTTTATCGCGGCAACAATGCCTCCATGAAGCAAATGCACGAACAGATGGCGAGGATCTACGAGGCAGCCCGCGCCTCGGGGATGCTCATGAGCGGCCCAGAGCAAGCAAATCTGGCGCGGCTATTGAACGTCGCCCAGCAGAATGTCAATAATTGGGAGCGCCGCGGGCCGTCGAAGGAAGGCATCTTGGCCGCTCAGAATGTGCTAGGCGTAAACGCCACCTGGGTAATGACCGGCGAAGGCGCCATGTACACGACGGGCGCGAATGCGAAGGCGCCAGCTGCGCCTGAATCGGCAACGTCGCAGCCTTGGCCCTTTCGATCAATCACTGAGGAAGACGTGCGTAGGCTGCAGCCGACGCAGTTGAATGCGCTCGATGGCGCTATTGCTCTGGCCATCGCCCAACTGAAAATCGGCATTCAAATCTCGCATCCCGCGCCACTGTCGACGCCGGGCGTGTTGTCACTGCGCACGCACAAGCCTGGCGGCCTGGTTGACATGGATCATGCGGACGACGCCTTTCCTATGCGAATTCAGGGCCTCCCCCCTGCACCGTGGGAAGGCGGAAATACGACACACCAGGCGGAGGCCAATCCCAAGATCCGGATTAGCACCCAGACTGGAGTGGTGGCCAATGTCGGCCCAGGCGAGCCGTATGCAGCGAATGACAAGTTCGAAAAGGTGCCGGAGATGGCTGACGTTCGCCTGGCAGCCGGCGACGGTATCGAGAACCACCTTGAGGAGCAGACCGGCGTGATGCACTTTCGCCGCTCGTTCCTGCGCGCCGTCGGTGCGGATTCCGGGAAGGCGCGAGTCGTCTACGCCAAGGGCGATAGCATGGAACCCATCATTCGTGATGGAGCCGCGCTGCTAGTCGTGCCGAACGAAGATCTGACTGTGCGAGACCTGGCCGCGGGCGGCGTCTACGCCATCAACTATGACGGCAAGATGATTGTCAAAACGGTGACCAAGGACAAGTTGACCGGACGCTGGGTCGCTCGGTCGTTCAACCGTTCCTATGACGATATCCCGCTCGAGAACGGACACCCAGTCCGCGTGCTTGGCCAGGTCGTTTGGGCTGGTGCCAGGCTACGGGATGATGAAGCGGGGCAGTGGGTGCGGGCCAGCCGTTGACTAGACCGGCAACGTGGCGCGTAGAAGTGACAAATGACAACGGCGGGCGATCCTTAGCCGCCCGCCGAGTGGCAAGTCAAGGTCCGGGGTTGACTCTCGGTTCAGCTGTTAAACGATTACTCGTCAAACAGTGAGAGCTGCCCCGGATACGACCGGCAATGTTCGCAGACATGCTCCCATCGCTCGAAGCGATAGCGGAGATAATCCCGGACATGCACAGCCTTCGGGTAGCTGCATGCAATCATGCCGCCTCCTAATGGTGCGTTTTCAAAACGCCGGCGGCACTTGCCCTTACCTTTTGGTAAAGGTAGACTAACCCTGTCCGCCAAGACATGGGTTCAGGCTTTCCGCCGGGACCAAGAGAAGCCTTTAGGTGCCTGCGCCTAAGGGCTTTTCGCTTATGTGAGCCAGTTGCGCATGAACGCCCTCCTTTAGTTCGTTGTCAAAAACCCACTACGCCAGATCATCATGATCGGTGGCAGCAGTCTGGGCTGCCGATGAAGTCTCTTGCTCGGAAGGTTTATAGCGTTCGCGCACGAACTCGACGCCGCGCTCAGTCAGCCTATAAAGCCCCAACGCGGGTGAATCCAGCAGCGCAAACTTGTTTCGGTAGATGTTGGCAAACGAACTGATGTCCTTGCGGGACTGCCCAAGTCCTTGCTCTTCGGAGTAGGAGACAACTTCATTGAGCGTCTTCCCAGCTTGCTCCTGCCCGATAAAAGCCAGCAACTTCAAGGACGCTGTGGAAATTCTTGACGGCAACCGAGGTGCCTGCGGGTCGACGGAAACATTGCCTCCCTGCTGCTCTCGATCACCCGCGGACGAAACTGTGGTCGCAGAACTGAGCGACGCGGCGGACGGATCGGGTGACGAGTCATTTTCGTCGTCTTCAGCGGCGAGTTCTTCGATGGTGCGGATGCGTTGCTCATGATGGGCAATACGCCTGCGCAGGGCCTCTATTCGGCTTCGCTCCCGGTCGATCAACTGGCTGTAAACGATGTTCATTGGACATTCCTTTGCCCTGGGCACAGCCCTGGGCTGTTCGGATATCCAGGATTCTACACCGATCTACTGGAGACAATCAATTACCCAAAACTGATTCCAACAGAATGCCACCTCCGGGTGGCTTTTTTGTGCCCTCCTCCGCCGGCCTGCTGCCTTACAATCGGCAAACTATTGGCCGCAAAGGAACCGAAGATGAGGGCTCTACGTATCGCCGTGGTTTCAGCAATTGCGCTGTTGGCCGGGTGCGCAACGAAGCAACCACAGTTAACTCGAGCGGAGTACTTAAAAGTCACCCAGCGAACGTACGAAGGGAAATCCGCTGACGACGTGTTCAATGCGGCGGAAAAACTGTTGCGCCTGGCAGACGGAGACGACTTCAGGTTCTTTCATGATGACAGTTCTATGAGCGCAACGCGGTCATGGAGTGTCTATCTTATCTTGGCCGCAACCATGGGAACGGATACGTGGACAGTTCGAGCCAAGGAAATGGAAGGCTCAGTACGCGTTTCGGCAGCGCTCAATACTTCAGCGGGATCTGTGCTCCCTATGCCTACAACGGGCGGAGACATGTCCGCCGGCAGTACACCAGGGATGGGTGGGAATGTCCCTGGCACCGCCATCTATGACGTCTTCTGGGCACGAATGGACTACTTACTCGGGAAGTCCGATAAATGGATGACATGTGACGAATCGAACCACCGGGTTTCCATGGGCGCAGTATGGGGACCCAACGAAGCTCTTTGTAACGGCTTCAACGTCAAGGACGATCTTCCATCCGAACTGATAGGAAAGATCGAGAAGCCAAAACCGTCTGAGACGTACGTCGGTCGCTAATCTCCAAAACTTCAATTCACAGCCCGCCTGGAGCGGGCTTTTTACCGCCTAAAAATAAACACGGCGTTGACTATAACAATAAACATGGTGTTTAATCTCTTCAATACCTCACCGCCCGGTGAGCAATAGGGAGAACAGCATGGAACGCAAGCACATCGTGGTTTGGTGGGATGCCCACGGCAAAGCCCGCCGGTCCGAGAAGATGGACCACGCGACGGCCGAGACGTTTGCCGCGTCCATGCAGCCCGAACAAGAAGCCAGCCTGGTTCTCGTCTCTGCCTAAACCCCCACCCCGCCTCGGGTGCCGGGGCTAGGAGTCCTTCCATGAAGAACGCAACCCAATCCATCGCAGCCGTACTGGCGCTGCTCATCGCAGTGGCCGCCCTGTTCGGCTGGGCGCAAGTCATCGCCCGCAATGATCACCGCCTGTTCAAGGCCGATGACGAAAAGCGTACCCGCATGCTCGCCCGCAGCTGCGGCTATCGCGGGCAACTGTGGCAAGACCCGCTCACGCGCCAATTCGCGTGCCTGTACGTCAACCCCAATGGCGAAGCGCTGGTGCAGAACATCCCGGACGTCCCGCTCCTGATTGTCCAGCGTTAAGGAGCGCTCACATGGCTCGCGAGTTCACGCGCGAACAGGTGCTCGCCGCAGTTGCGAAGCTCGGCCGGCGAGTTCGAGACATTGACGTGCTGATGCGCAACCGCGCGCTGTGCATTGCGATTCTTAATTCCGCTGAAGCACCCCCCAACCGCGTAGTTCGTCTGCGTCCCAAGCATGACTGGCGCGCGCGAGCCGCGGGCGACGCCGAATAACCAATTTTCCCACCGCATTTAAAGGAGTGCCTCGTGCACACATCCCATTTCCGCGATTTACCTTCGGCGAAGTCCCGCAGCGGTCCTTACCTGCTGGTGGGCCTAGCCGGCCACGCTGGCGCCGGCAAGGACACGTGCGCCGATATCCTCGCGAGCGCCCACGGCTTCGCCCGCCTGGCGTTTGCGGACGCCGTTCGGGCTGAGCTCGCGGCAGCGTTCGGCGTCGACCTACGGCTCTTTTCCAATCGCAGCACCAAAGAGGCGCCGACGCATGAATTGGCGCTGCACCGCTGTGCGGACCGCACCTTTGTCGATCTCATGCTCTCCCTGCCCCTCGGACTCACCCTCGACAGGGCATTGAGCCCGCGCTGGGCCATGCGCCTATGGGGCACTGAGTATCGGCGCAGCCAATCTGGAAAGGACTATTGGCTCTTGCGCGCCCATGAGGCCCTTGAATCTCTGCAGCGCGACGGGTGGCGGCGAATCGCGATCACAGACGTGAGATTCGCCAACGAAGCCGCGCTGGTGAACTCGATGGGCGGCGAGGTGTGGCGAGTCACGCGGCCCATCGCCGACGCCGCACTTGCTCCGCACGCGTCAGAGCAAGAGGTGACCCGTATTCAAGTCGATCGCGTCATCGACAACAGCGCGCAGACGACCGCCGCACTCGCATATGACGTGCTGTTCGCTTACCACCTCGCAACGTGCGCCGACCACGCTTTCGCCTGAATCAGGGAGTTCACATGTGGTTCAAAAACCTAAAGATTTACCGGCTATCCGCCCCTCTGTCCGACTACGCCGAGCAGCTGCAGGCTGGCCTGAAGCGCAACGCGTACCAGTCCGGCAACAACTTGGAGATGCAGTCCCTCGGCTGGATCGCCCCGCGTGAGGGCGGCGAACTCGCCCACGCCGTGGCCGGTCGATTCCTGCTTTGCCTGCGCGCCGAGAAGAAGCTTCTGCCCGCCACCGTGATCAACCAGGTCACCAAGGCACGGGCCGAAGAAATCGAGGAACAGCAAGGCTACAAGCCGGGCCGCAAGCAGCTGAGGGAAATCAAGGAGCGCGTCACGGATGACCTGTTGCCGCGCGCATTCAGCGTCTATCGCGACACCCGCGTCTGGATCGACCCGCTGAACCGTTGGCTCGTGATCGATACCGCCTCGTCATCCAAAGCGGATGAGGTCATCGGACTGCTGGCGAAGACTGTAGATCCCTTCCCGCTGGAGAATCTGTACGTCGCCCAGTCGCCCGCCTCTGCCATGACTGGCTGGCTGGCCGAGGACGAAGCTCCGGCCAACTTCACCATCGACCAGGACACGGAGCTGCGCTCCTCCGGCGAAAGCGGCGCTGCCGTCCGCTACGTCAAGCATTCCATCGACGCCGAGGACGCGCGCCGGCACATCCAGTCAGGGAAGCAATGCACCCGCCTCGCGCTGACCTGGGCCGATCGCGTGTCCTTCGTTCTGACTGAAGGCCTCGACATCCGGCGCGTTTCTCCCCTCGATGTGCTGAAGGAAGGCGCGGACTACGCGCAAAACGACGACGAGAAGTTCGACTCGGACATGGTCCTCATGACAGGCGAACTGGCCAAGATGCTTGCCGAGTTGGTTGAAGCGCTCGGCGGCGAAAAGCAGATCTGACAACCAGGGCACGACATGGCAAAAAAATCCAAAGACGTCTATGGCGCGGACGGCCAAAGCAACCTGCTCAACTTCGATCCGGCCAAGCTGGTGCTGGTCACGGACGAAGCCAGTCCGCTCTATGACCAGCGCGTGCACCTGCCGGTGGACGAGGCGATGGCCCGCAACATCGACTATCAGGGCGTGCTGGAACCCGTCGCGGTATCCAAGAACCCGGAGACGGGAGAAACCGAAGTGGTTTTCGGACGGCAACGCGTCAAGGCCGCGCGCCTAGCAAATGAGTGGCGGCGCGCCCGCGGCGAACCGGCGCGCCAGGTTCCGGCTGTCGTCTATGCCGGCAAGCGGCAGATGGCGCTGGACGCTATCGCCAGTGAAAACGAGGCCCGCACCGCTGACACACCATTGGGACGCGCCGAGAAGATGCGCCGCCATCTGGCGCTTGGCCGTGGCGAAGACCAGATTGCGGTCATCTACAACTGCTCTATCGCAACCGTGCGAGACACGCTCGCGCTGCTGGACAGCCCGAAAGTAGTTCAGGACGCCATCGAGTCCGGCCAGATCACCCTGACGATCGCCAAGGCCTTGGCAAAGCTCTCCCCCACTGAGCAGCGCGCCAAGATCGCTGCACTGGTGGATGCGGCAAAGGACGCGAAGCCGCACGAACGGTCTCGACGGCAAGCACGCCTGATGGGTAACGCACCCCGCATCAAGACGCGCGCGCAGATTCTCGCCGCGCTTCCGGCTGCCGAGGGCGAATACGCCAAGGCCCTGCGCTGGGTGCTCGGCACGGACACCGAAGGGAGAACCGCATGAGCAACCCACATCGCAGGGCTCGCAAGGCCCGGAACAAGCGCTACACCCCGCGCGCCGTTCGCGCACCGATGATCGTCGCTACCGATCTGGTCCTGCGGCCGGTGGAAGCAATCATCGACCAGATCAATCGCGACGGGACGGTCCACGCGGATGCGAAAGGCATTCCCCAGTTCCAGGCCGGGGACGGCTGCTGGTACGAAGCCGCCGGCGCGATCGAGGGCGTGATCTGGCATTTCGAAATGTGGTGCGTCCGGCATGGCGAGAGCCTGCCCCTGGATCCGCTGCGCGAGCTGCACATCGCGCTCAAGTACATGGTGCCCATTCAGGAGCGCACGCTTCGCAACCTGGGCACCGCAATGCCTGCGCTTCGCCGCGCCATGTCCATGGCCGACCCCGACGATCAGATCGACCTTTTGCGGCAGACACAGATTCGAGCCGAACTGGAGAAACGCGTATGAAATCCGACACCTCCCATGGCTGGGTTGTCCCTCGCACAGATGGTGCCCGCGCCAAGTGCGGCGGCCCTGCCCTCTGCGCAACCTGCAAGACCGAGCAGATGCACAACTCCATGCTCAACGGTGTGTTCGGCCATCAGGAAGCCGGTTCGGCACAAGTTGAGCCGCACTCCGCTCCCTACGGCTCACCCGCTGACGTGGCCCGTCGCATTGACGCCTGGATCGTGACTCACGGTCGGCAGGACACAGCATCCTTGCTTCTCTACGAAGCGATGAAGGCTCTACGCGCGCAAATTGCCACGCATTCCAGAAAGGACGCCGCATGCTGAGCCCTCAGTTTGTCCTTGGCCTGAACAACAAGATCGTCGTCGATATCTTCGCCGGCGGAGGCGGCTGGTCGACTGCATATGAGCAGGCCACCGGCCAGCACGTGCACATTGCCATCAACCACAACCCCGATGCACTGAGCATGCACGAGGTGAACCACCCGCAAGCTCGACACTACATCGCCGATGTGTGGGAAGTCTGCCCGCGCCAGGCCACCGACGGCATGCCCGTAGGCTGGCTGCACTTGTCGCCGGATTGCACCGATCACAGCCAGGCCAAGGGCGGCCAGCCGCGCCGCAAAAACATCCGCGCGCTGGCATGGGTGACTGTGCGCTGGGCTGGGACCGTCACGCCCGACATCATCAGCCTGGAGAACGTGGTCCAGATCCTCAAGTGGGGCCGACTCATCGCAAAGCGCGATCCTGCGACCCGGCGCGTCGTGAAGCTCGACGGCACTGTTGCCGCGCCGGGCGAGCGTGTTCCGGTCGAGCAGCAGTACCTGGTCCCCGACCCCAAGCAACAAGGCAAGCATTGGCATCGTCTGGTGGCAATCCTGCGCGGCATGGGCTACATCGTCGAATGGCGTGAGTTGAATGCAGCAGACTACGGCGCCGGCACGACGCGGACTCGCCTGTTCATGATGGCGCGCCGGGACGGCCTGCCAATCACCTGGCCGCAGGCCACGCACCACAAGAAGCCCTCCAAGGGTCAGCGCGGCTGGCGTCCGGCCGCGGACGGCATCGACTGGAGCATCGAGGGCAAGACGATCTTCGGCCGCAAGAAGCCGCTGGCTGACGCCACGATGCGCCGCATCGCGCGCGGCATGAAGCGCTACGTCTTGGACAGTGCAGACCCGTTCATTGTGCCCATCGCGAACTGGAGCCGCGACGCGTCGCATTCCGCCCGGCAGCCGATCAGCACCATCACGGCAAAGCCGCGCGGCGGCGCGCATGCTGTCGTGGCGCCCGCGCTGGTGCCGGCGACTCATCACGGCGCGGACCGTGTTTATGATCCGACCGAGCCGGCCAAGACGATTACCGCAGCCCACCGCGGCGAGTTCATGCTGTCCACACCGGTGCTGATCCAGGCCGGCTACGGCGAGCGTGAAGGCCAAGCGCCGCGTTCGCTGGACTTGCAGCAGCCGCTGGGCACGGTGACGGCTGGAGGCATCAAGCACGCCCTCGCGTCGGGCTACCTCGTCCAGGCTGGGCACGGCGAGGGCAAGCCGGGCGCGCGACGTTGGTCCTACGGCTGCAACAACACGGCGGATCCCGTCGGCACCTTGACCGCCAGCAATGGCGGCTTCTCTGCCGCGACGGCGTTCATGGTCCAGGCTAACGGCGGATTCAACGCCACACCTGCCCACGACGTGCGTCACGCAGCGTCGACCATCACGAACAGCGGCAGTCAGCAGCAACTCATCACCGCGCATTTGACGACCCTCCGCCGGCATAGCACTGGTACCGATGCCGACGAGCCGGTGGCGGGCATCGCAGCACGCGGCCAGCACCATGGCTTGGTTTCCGCGCACCTGACCGCGATGAGCCAGAACGTCGTTGGGTCAGACATGCGCGAGCCGGCGCAGACGGTTCTGGCCGGCGCTGCGCGCTTTGGCCTGGTGCAGTACGACCTGGCTCCCGAAGACGAGGCCTGCGCGCTCCAGGTCGCGGCGTTCCTGATGCGCTACTACGGCGAGGGCGGCCAATGGGGGGATTTGCGCGAGCCGGCCAGCACGCTGACAACCCGCGACCGCCTGGCGCTCGTCACCGTTCACATCCAGGGCACGCCGTACGTGATAGTGGATATTCGCCTGCGCATGCTCACGCCTGCCGAACTGTACGACCTGCAGGGCTTCCCGCGCGACTACATCATCACGCATGGCCACGATGGCCGCGTGTTTACCAAATCCCAGCAGGTGCATATGGTCGGCAACAGCGTAAGCCCGCCGCCGGCGGTGGCGCTGATCGCCGCCAATGCGCCGCAGGAGCTTCTGTTGAGGAAAGCAGCATGATCGACCAATTCAAAAGCGCCCTCGCCGCCCAGGTCCCGCAGATCAAAGGGGGTGAGGCATGACAAACGGCCTCGATGTCCTCAACGAGTTCACGAAGGAAGAGATCATCGCCTTCGTGCGTGAAAAGGGGTTCTTCCTGCGCATCAGTCGCCGAGACTTGCTTTACATCCGCTGGAAGACTGCTAGCGAGAAGCTGATGGCCGACTATGACGCGGAACTTGCCCGCTGGGATGCGGAAAAGCCCAATTTCAAGAAGCGAGATGCCTTGGCTATCCAATGCAATGCCAGCAAAGACATCCACGAAAGGCTTCGTCTACTGCGCGAGATCGAACCATACGACAGGGCTCTGCAAGATCACATTTCGCGCACGCGGAAGCTGGATGCCCGGCAGAAGACCGTTGACCGCATGTATCGCGACATCGAAAGGGAGGCAGCATGACCAACCAGAACAATGCCGCCCAGACGTCAATCCAGCCTACCGTCTTGACCCGGGAACAGGTGGGTGAACTGTACAAAGACTGGATCTGCATTTTCGGAATGAGCCCCGGGAGTGCCGAGCTTTGCATCCGCGAGATTGAGGCTGCGGTGCTGTCCAAGCTGCGCGCCCCTGTAGCCGATGAGCGGGCGGTCCCGCTGTCGCAATACGACTATCAAACCGTGTTCGATGCCATCGGAAATGCCGTCAAGGTTCGCGGGAACTCAGCCACGGAAATTTCGGTAGAGGCGTTCCGCGCCGCCCTGGCAAGCGCCCCTGTAGCCGGGGAGGCGCAGCCGAGCATCATGCGCTTCAACCCGTTTGCCGGCCTGGGGATGAACCCTGCGCCGAACGGCATGTATGTCCGCTACGAAGATCACGCAGCCATGCTTTCTCGCGATGCCGCGCCCCAGCCCGGCCCTGTAGCCGGTCAGACGCAGCCGAGCGACGCGGAAATCATGACCATCGTGCGGGAGCAATGCCCGGGCTTCGATGACGCCCATGAAGGGCCGGATCAGGATGACATGATCAGGACCGCCCGCGCGCTGCTGTCCCGCTATGCCGCGCCCCAGGCCAGCGAGGCGGTGCGCATCCTGTTCCCCGCGCATCTGCGCAAGATGTGGTCCGGCGGCGAGGTCCAGGCGTGGCTGGATGAGCATCAGGGCGTCACGGCGCCGAAGGCCAGCGCAAAGGGAAGCCTAGAGCGGTATCGGAAGTGGCAGGCCGATCGCGACGAGGCCTATGGCGCCGGCATCAAGGCCGCGGCGGACCTGGTCAAGAAGATGGTGGACGCCTACGACACCGACCACGGCAGCACTGACCCGGAGACGGGCACGCGGGAGTATGCCGGCGAGGGAGCAGCCTGGGTCTGCGAGATGCAGGAGCTGGAAGAATCCATCCGCGCCCTGGCCGTGCAACCGGCAATCACTCAGTCATCCGGAAATTCCGGAGAACTGTCCGCGCAACCGACCGGAAATTCCGGAGAGTTGTCCGCGCAACCGGACGCGCAGAAGAAGGGAGGGAGCGATGCAGACTGACCGCGAATTGCTGGAGCTGGCGGCCAAGGCGGCAGGCATCCGAGGCGAGTACATGCAGCGCCTGACTGGCGATGGATTTGCCATCCCTGGATGCGTTGTCCATCTCTGGAACCCGCTCACCGACGACGGCGACGCGTTGCGGCTGGCGGTGAAGCTGAAAATCGACTTGAAGCTTTACGACGATCACGTTGTTGCGTGGTTTGACGGCGGGTACATCGGGACAGGAAAGATACTGTACGGAGACGATCCTCAAGCCGCCACCCGCCGCGCCATTGTCCGTGCCGCCGCAGAGACCGGTGTCCAGGCCCACCCCGACAACAAGGACGGAGGCGCGGTGTATGGCTGACCTGGAACGCATCGAACGCGTGATGCAGGAATACGGCTGCAGCCGCGAAGACGCAGAGCGATACCTTGATCTGCGCGAAGAAGGCTACAGCCAATATCAGTCGGCAGTGATGGCCGGCTTGACAGACCCACACCACCCTGAGGAGCAGTAATGGCACACGCAGCCCAACACCACCAGCCGGCCGCGGCGCCGAAGCTGATCTATCGCGTGCACGAGGCTACCCAAGCCCTGGGCGTGTCTGTCGCAACGATCTATCGCATGTGCGATCGCGGAGAGCTGGTAAAGGGGAAGATCGGCAAGACCCGATCGGTCGGGATCACCGCAGCATCGGTGAATGCTATGCTGGCGCGCATGGTGCCGTCAGAAGATGCCGACGAGGCCAGCACCCCTCAGATGGGTAGCTAA